CCTACCGAACGAGTCGCAGGTATGGTTCGCTGGATTGGACGACAAAGAAAGAACCGAAAAGGTTCTCGGTATGGAGTTCGTGACCGAGTATTTCAACGAGTGCAGCCAGATTCCTGTAGGCTCGATCGACGTTGCGCTCACTCGGCTAGCGCAACTGGCTACGGTGGACGTTGCCGGCATGGAGCCTCGGCCGCTGGCTCTGCGCGCCTACTACGACTGCAACCCGCCAAGTAAGGCGCACTGGAGTTACCGCCGATTTATCCAAAAGATCGACCCGGAAACTAAGCTGGCGATCGCGGGTCCGGAGCAGTACGACAGTTTTCTGATTAACCCGCGCGACAACGTCGTTAACCTGTCGCCTGAGTACATCAAGGTTTTGGAGTCGATGCCGGCGCGGATGCAGGGCCGGTTCCTGCACGGCCGATTCGCCGACGCGAACCCGAACGCACTGTTCCCTGACGAGTACATCGAGCGCTGGCGCGTGATCGATGGCGTCGTGCCAGACATGGTGCGGGTGGCGGTCGCAGTCGATCCATCAGGATCGGACGATACAGACAACGCAGACAATGACGATATTGGGATAATCGTGGCCGGTCTAGGCACTGACGGCAATGCCTACGTGTTGGAGGACTGCACGGTCAAGGGTGGGCCGGCCACCTGGGGCCGCGTTGCGGTGACTGCATGGGAGCGCCACAGCGCCGATGTGGTTGTGGGCGAGATCAACTACGGTGGGGCGATGGTGCAGCAGACGATTCACGTGGCGCGCCCTCGCACGCCGTTCAAGAAGGTCACGGCCAGCCGCGGCAAGGTGGTTCGAGCCGAACCGTTCAGCGCGCTCTACGAGAACGGAAAGGTGCGGCACGTCGGCATGTTCGCCAAGCTCGAAGACGAACTGAGCGGCTTCTCAACGTTCGGCTACACGGGACAGGGCTCGCCGAACCGGGCAGATGCGCTGATTTGGGCGCTTGCAGAGCTGTTTCCCGGGATCGTTGGCAATCGCCTCGTGCAGCCCAAGGTCGATCCCATACCGATGGTGTCTCCGTTCGCCAGGAGGTGACCTGTGGCAAACTATCACCCGCGGTCGGCAACGGCCCGCTGAGTATCGTGAGCCGCCAGCAGCTCTATTGCATCGGCCACTGCACTGCAGCGGCTGCTGGCGCCGCCAAGCGGCGTAGGGGGCTGAGATGGCAGAGCCGTGGGTGAGCAGGGGGCTTGGCGCATTGTTTGAGACACAGGTGCGAGGCCTGAACAAGTACGAGGACACGGTATTTGGCACCGCGGCCGACAGGGCAACTGGTCTCGGAGCCAAGAATCTTCGCAGCGTCGGCGACTTGGCCGCGTTCTACCGCCCCCTGCAAGGGGAGTTCTCGAGCACTGGCGCGTATCTTGGGGGCGCGTTTGCAGCCACCGCAGCGCACGTTGGAGGCACGGGCCCAACTGTCATCAACAGCGAGATTCAGCGGTACACATCTGGTTTCTCCGGCGCGCCTGGCGAGCCGGCGTGCCATGTGATGGAAGCGGACGGGCTGCGTATTCGAGCGATGCGGCAAGCTGGCACGTTCAACTCATACTTGAGAGGCCAAGTGCTGACCAGTGGCGCAGGCATCAACGTCAATGCGCCTGGTGGCACCACAGTCACGGCGTTGGCGGACGCCACGATAACGGTTGGCGACTTGGCCAATATCGAGATTGGAGATGTGGCCACAAATGGCTCTGCAGGCCTAATGGTTGTGACGGCCAAAAACACAGGCGCCAGCACGATAACGTTTGAATCGATTTCTGGAGGCGTCCGGACCGCCTACAAAGCGAACTACCACATTACGTTCACGAAATTCGCCTTTGCTCAAGTCGCGACGAATGTGACCAATGGCACGACGACCTCCATAACATTCGCGACGGCGCTGCCGTCAAGCGTGGTGGTTGGATGCTTTGCGCTAGGGATAGACCGAACGGCAAACCCTGTGTTTGAACCGCGCGGCCGCGACAGGGCAACAGTGCAGACAATCTCGGGCGACCGTCTCACGGTGACGTTCAACGCGCCGGTTCATTTCGACACCGCAACGCTGACGGCGGCAAACTTTGACGGCGTGCTGTTTCTGCCTCAACTCTGGTCTGGGCAGATCTGGAGCCGGCAGAACTACGGCCCGCACATCGATGGGCGGCGCGTGCAGGGGCTGCGCGTGACGATCAGCCTACCACCCATGCCGCACTGCAACGGCAACAATGCAGTGTTCACAAAAGCGCAAGTGGAGGCGCTGTATGCGGGCGCGCCATTGGTGGTTTGGGGCGCATGGCCGGCTGTGTGGTTGGACTCTTGGCGACCAGGACCGAACGGAAACGGCCAACTCCTGATCGCTGGCGGGCGCGATCCGCACTCGGAACTGGATGTGTTCGAGTCGTTCAACCGCGTCAGTCATGGTCCAAGCGTGTGGACAGGAAACTTGCATGACCAGCCATACACCAGGCGCCGCGTCGTGAATACAGGCGGATCGTCGCGCATACCCGGCGCGACGTGGCTAACCACGGCCGCAAACTCGCTGGTGTTGTCCCCGGATTCGACCTACCTTGGTCTTTCTGCTTCGCTATGCACAGGAGCGCCTGTGAGCTTCGACATTATCTGGACTCCAGACACCGTGCATCACTACGTCAACGGCTTGCCGTTCGCGGTGTCCGACTGGTCGGTTGACACGGATTATCCGCACCAACTCGGGATCAACACGGGTTGTGGCTCTCTCTCGTCAAGCAACTGTTCGCAGCTTTTCTTTCCGCAGAGTAATGCCGAAGCGGACGCGAATTACGTCAAGGTGCACAGGATAGAAGCGTGGGAGCTGTGAAGAACATTTCACGTGCTCAATCACACGGGGGTTTACTTTTGCTGCGCCAGACCCAGAAGCTACGAGACCTGCACGCCGAGGCGCTGCTTGAGTTCGACGAAATCCAGAAGGCATCGCATGACGTTCGAAGCGAGTGCCTGCAGGATCGGCGATTCTGTGCCGTCCCGGGAGCGCAGTGGGAAGGCTCTCTAGGCGACCAGTTTGAGAATAAGCCGCGCTTCGAGTTCAACAAGACTCACTTGGCGGTGATCCGCATCGTAAACGAGTACCGAAACAACCGCATCACGGTTGACTTTCAAAGCCGTGACGGCAGCAGCGATGACACGATGGCTGACGCTTGCGACGGTCTGTACCGTGCAGACGAGCGCTCCTGCTCAGCGAACGAGGCCTACGACAACGCGTTCGAAGAGGCTGCGCAGGGCGGCATCGGCGCCTGGCGCGTGCGAGCCTGCTACGAGGACGAGGACGACGACGAGAACGAGCGCCAGCGCGTGCGCATGGAGCCGATATTCGACGCGGACACGACCGTTTTCTTCGACCAGGGTGCCAAGCGGCAGGACAAGAGCGACGGCAAACGCTGCTGGGTGCTGATCCCGTACAGCAGGCGGGCCTACAAGGACGAGTTCGACGAAGACCCTGCCGACTGGCCGAAGTCGCACTCCGGCCAGTCGTTCGACTGGGCGTCTGGCGATCTGGTCTGGGTCTGCGAGCACTACCGGATCGAGGAAACCACAGAGCTGGGGCGCTACTACCGTGGACTCGACCCAGACGCGCCTGAGATGCGCGTCTCAGAGTCCGAGTTTGAGGCGGACCCAGCGTTCGAAGGTGAACTGCAGGCCCAGGGCTTCCGCCTGGTGCGCGAGAAGCGCGTGAAACGCAAGCAGTGCCGCAAGTACCTACTGAGCGGCAGCCGCATCCTCAAGGACTGCGGACTCATCGCGGGCGGTAACATTCCGATCGTGATCACGTTCGGCAAGCGCTGGGTTGTCGATGGTGTGGAGCGCTGCATGGGCCACGTGCGGCTGGCGAAGGACGCGCAGCGGCTCGAAAACCTGCTCATGTCCTGGCTCGCCGAGATGGCGACCCGCTTTGACATCGAAAAACCCATCGTGACGCCGGAGCAGATCGCCGGCCACGCGCTGATGTGGGCAGAGGACAACGTGCGGAAATTCCCGTACCTGCTGCTCAACCCAGTCACGGATGAGAACGGCAACCGGCAGCCGGCCGGGCCGATAGCCTACACCAAGGCGCCGAACGTACCGCCAGCCATGGCCGCGCTGGCCCAGATGGCAACCCAGGCGCTGCAGGACCTGCTCGGCAACGCGCAGGCCGGCGAGCAGCTACAGCCGAACCTGAGCGGCAAAGCCGTAGAGCTGATTCAGAACCGCCTGGACATGCAGGTCTTCATCTACATGTCCAACTTCGCCAAGGCCATGAAGCGCTGCGGCGAAATCTGGCTGGCGATGATGAAAGAGATCGTGGTCGAGCGCGAGCGCAAGATGAAAGCGCTGGACCAGAACGGTGTTGCATCCACCGTGGTCCTGAACCAGCCCGCCTACGACAAGGAGACGGGCGCCGAGTTCCTTAAGAACGACGTGACCAAGGCCACGTTTGAAGTTGACGTGGATGTTGGCCCGAGTTCGAGCAGCCGGCGCGCCGCGACTGTGCGCGCGCTGACTGGCGTTATGCAGTTCGTTCAGGACCCGGATACGGTCCAGGTTGTCACGTCGCTCCTGATGCTTAACATCGAGGGCGAAGGCATGGGCGACGTGAACGAGTATTTCAGGAGCAAGATGGTTCGAGCCGGTGTGGTGAAGCCCACGGAGGACGAAGAGCGCCAGATGGCCGAAGAGCAGGCCAACCAGCAGCCGGACCCGCAGGCGCAGTACCTACTGGCCGCCGCGGAGCAAGCCAGTGCCGATGCCGCAACTAAGCGGGCCAAGACTGTAGAGACGATTGCCAGCGCCGACCTTAAGCGCGCGCAGACCGCAAAGACCTACGCCGAGGCAGAAGGTGAGGCAAACACGCAGCAACTGGCATCTACGATGGCGCTGCGCGATTTACTGGAACCGCGCGGCCCATCAAACCAGCAGTTATAATGAAAGTCGTCGCCACGTTTCACTTGAAACCATGCCTCCTGTAGACGAAGAGATCGACGAAGAAATCGAAGAACTCGGCGATGTCGAGCAGGCCAAATCTTCGGGAGACGAAGATTCTGGCGCTCAGGATCAACAGGAATTGGACGACGATGGCGAAACCGGCGAAACCGGCGAGACAGACGAATCAGCCGACGCCGAGCCAGATGAAGTAACCATCCAGATTGGCGACGCCAAGGATGACGAAGACAAGCCGACCCCTCAATGGGTGCGCGACCTGCGCAAGAGCAATGCGCGCAAGGATCGACAGCTTCGGGAACTAGAGCGAGAACTGCAAGCGCTCAAGCAGCCTGCCACGGCTGAACCGGTCGGCGAAAAGCCGAAACTCGCTGACTACGACTATGACGGCGAGAAGTTTGCGGACGCGATAGACCAGTGGCACGACCGCAAGCGCGCGCACGACGCGGCACAAGAACGCAAGCGCCAGCAAGAAGATGAGGCGAATGCTGCATGGCAGCGTAGGCTCAAAGCCTATGAGGCCGACAAGAGCAAACTCAAGGTTCGCGACTACGAAGAGATCGAGTCTGCAGCGAAGGATGTGCTCAGCATCACGCAACAGGGGGTGATCCTGAGCGCTACTCTAAACCCGGCCAGGGTGGTGTATGCGCTTGGCAGCAACCCGAAAGTACTCAACGACTTGGCGGCAACCAGTGACCCGGTGGAGTTTGCCGGCAAGGTAGCCAGACTGGAGAACGAGCTGAAAGTGGTCCCACGAAAGCGGCCGCCGCCGCCAGAAGATGTTGTGAAGGGCAATGTTGCCGGCGCCGCAACGTCTGTGCTGAGGCTGGAACAACTCCGCGCGAAAGCGCTGAAGACTGGCGACATGTCCGAATACTACGCCGCAAAGCGGCAGATGGCCAAGTAACGAGCCCTGCCGATCGCGCCTATTTGAGGCACAATCGGCAAATCGCGCAGGCACCGAGCGCAGCCCTACGGGGGCCAAATCGATGACAGGCAGCCGCCCGGCCTCACGGGTGAGTGTGGTTTTGATCGTCCAAACACTCACCTCATGGAGTCCGTACCGTGGCAAACGCAATGGTAAAAGACCTCGAACTCGGGTTCGAGAATTTCGTCGAAGGCTACGATGCCGCATGCGTGCTCAGCCGCGCGGCTGAAACGTCTTACCCTGACGCCACCTCAATGCAGAGGGCAGGCGACATCTTCTACAAAAACCAGAACTACCAGGGCGCGATCGTCACTGGTCTGGACGTGTCCGCCGCCGCGCGCACAGACGTGATCCAGCGCATGGTTCCTACCGTGTACCGCTCGCCGGACAACGTGATTTACGAACTCGACGCGAAGGAACTTCGCGATCCGATGCACATGACCAAGATGGGGCAAGCCGCCGCCATCCGGTTGGCGGCCGAGGTTGACAAGAACCTGCACGAAGCCTGCGGCCTGAACGCCGCCATGGTGGTCAAGAAAGTCGGCGCGTTCACTTGGGACGACGGCGCAACGGCCGAGGCCCTCATGGTCACGCGTGGCATCACGGATGCGGACAAAAAGC